ACAGACTCGTCACCGGTGAACTGCACCTGCTCGATGAGGTACTCGTGGGGGTTCTGGGCCATCTTGCGGCGCTCATCGGTGTCGAGGAACACGTAGTCGATGTAGAGAGAGGCAGCAACAAGGGATTGCTGGTAGGCGGCAGTGACGGTGCAAGGGGCAGTGCCGTTGTTGAGAAGGGAATTCACGGCCCAGAGGCACTCACCAATGGGGCGGAAATCGATGTTGATCTTGACCTCGTGATACTGTAAGGCAATGAGAGGGAGGGCAAGGCCGGGGTTGCGGCAGAACCAGAAGAGGAGGGGAATGTAGAGGGTGGTCTCAGGAAGGGCATTGCGGGGAGCGCAAACCTGGTTGGGGCCAGCGGAGGCAGCACAGGGACCAGAGATGTTGGCAAAGGTGGGGTCAGTCACGTATGTGAGCTGGGTGGTGTTACCAATCATCTTGAAGTAGCCACGGAGTTGCTCAGCTGACATGGTGAGCTGGTTCCAGATGTGCATCCAATCACCGTATTGGCGATCAATGCGTTGGCCACCGATCTCAACCTCGACTTGGGCAACAAGTTGCTCACCAATGAAATCGAGCCAGCGGGCATAGACACCGAGAGTACCAGTATCACCAGTGTTTCTCATAGACTGGTTGATCTCAGGGAGAGTCACTTGGAGGTAGGTGCGGTAGGCGAGATCACCGTTGCGGGAGATCGTGCAGGTCACACGGCGACCGAAATCGGCCTGGCCCGAGAATGTTTGCTCGATGGACTCCATAGCGAAGTTTGTGTATCTGCGGTAAGAGACTTTCCAGAATGTGATCTCGGGTGTTCCAGTGAGGAAGACGTCTTGTGCGCCATAGGCGACGAGTTGCATGAGTGCTCCGGCCATTTTTGCTAATTATATTCTTTCCAGAGAAAATAATTTTGGCTAAAGAAACCGAATTGTCTAAATGGGGTGAATTGGATTGGGTGTTATGTATGTGTGAAATATGGGGTTATGGATTGGTCAGTTTGTTTATTTTGTTACTATAATGGTAACAAAATACGTGAGTTATTTGGATCTGTATTTTTTTGTGGTGCGTTTATGTGAGGGTTTGGGTTTGTTTTTACGAATCGTATGTTTTTTTCGTTTGGATAAAATAACGCGAGACTTGCGTTTTTTTGTTTTAGAACCACCTGAAAAATATGGCAAACTGATTGCTTTTTCAAATAGTTGTCTCGTAGTAAGATTATCATTACCATCGGTAGTAGAACCTGCGCCACCGCCTGCACCACCGCCTGCACCAGGACTAAAAGCACCAAGATTACCATAGCGTCTCAACTCTTCTAATCCTTTAATTACAATTGGTGTTCCGGTTGAATATGTACGTTTTAAATCAGGACCACTGTTACTACTTAAGCTAGACATTGTTTGTTCTACAACCGTCGGTGGTACTAAATTTGTACCATAATTTAAATCAGTCATTTGATCAGCCATCGTGACTAATATTTTATCAAAATCTTTTCCAAAAAATGTTTCACATGTTGCATAATCATAATGATAAAAAGGATAAAATAATCGAACAGTATTTGCATCGGGTGTTGTAGGATAAAGAGAATTCGATAAATACTGTAAAACAGTATCGAAATCGAAATCTACAGTTTGCGATACAAAGGATCCGTCTTCATTTTTTATTTGTACATTATTTATTGATATAATAGAACTCTCTCGTTTTGATTCAATTAATCCATTTAATTTTTGTCCCATATCCATCGAAAAAGAATATAATGGATCGTTAGAATTATTCGCAAAAGCCCCCGCTCTTTCCAAGAAAAACCCACATAGTAAAATATGAAATTGAGATAATAAACATGATATAATAATATTTCGACGTTCTTCTTTTTCAATATATATCGTTTTTAATTTTTCCTCGTTTTGTTCCAAGACGGCTAATTCCTCCGGTGTAAGCGTGCTTTTATCAGATACTAAATATACACCCCATTCAACCGGAACTTGTATTTCATACAAATAAAATAAAATGATAAATGCATTTCGTAGAAAATTAATATATACAGGATTACTATTAATGTATGTATCAAGTGCCTGATAAGCAATGGTTTGATATTTCATTTCAGCATTATCGCCTTTTCTAATCGAACGTCGAATTTTTAATTCAGGAATTTTACTAAAAATTTCAGCAGCAGAATCTATAGGTAAATCACAAAATCGAATGAATTGATTATAGTCTATTTTAAATCCACCAGAAGTGTTTCTTATAAAATTTGTCATTAATTGACTTATACTTTCCATCACTATAATGGTCATTGCATCGGTCGGAACCAAATAAGTACCCTGTTGGGATAATGTCAATATGGGTTCGCCTTGTGGATCAGCTGGAGGTGTGTATCCAAATATTATCTCTTTTATTGTTTGAGGAAGTCGATAACGATAATTTGATATAGTAGCCAAACCAAATAAATTTTGCCCACCTCTGCGAATCTTATTATTTATATAGGCACATGTTGGAACCAAACGTTGTCTCCATGAGGCTACTATATTTCGTTTCCATATTTTTTCCATATCTTTGGTTTTAAAACTGATCGAATCTCTTCCAAATATAATATCGATTAATCCACCGCGCAGAACCAATCTGTTTTTCCAGATTCTTTGTGCCAAATCTTTTGCCATTTGTTCATTAAATACGATTTGACTATAACCCATATGATCGATTTCAATACATATGAGTGAATCGTCGTTTTTTTCGTAATTACTATCCGCGTTGGCGTACAAATATTCTAAGATAAAATCATGAATCTTGGTCCATGCGCCCTCAATGTTCATGATATTTGCTCTTGGCCAAATTGCTTGTAAAAATGCTTCAACATCTCCATTGAATCCAATATGTCTATGTCTAATTGTCGTCAAATATTCCAAAAAATTTCCAGATGTGGGGGGTTGTCCCCAAAGATTAGCGTTATACCATGCTTCCATAAAAGCATGATAATCTTTCATTAATGGAACATACGCCGTTTCAAATAAATCTAAATACCACAAAGCATCCAAAATAGACAAAACATGTTCAGTATGCGGAGGCTCCTTATTACCCTGTGGTCTTCCCTGTGTCATAGGACTTTGTTTAACGAGAGGCATATTTGTCAGCCAATCGGTCATAGATATTATTTCACGCATGCTAATATATTCAAGTTTAGTATTCGGTATTCCGAACAAAGTGCCCGCACCAATCGATTCAAATATGTTCGTTGTATCATAATTGTATACGAAACCTCCATCAGAATCACCAATGGGTTTAAATTTAGAAGGCGGGGGTATGTTTAATGGAGGAACATGACAACCAAAAAATTGTGGATACCTTGAAATAAATGTTACATAATTTTGTCGGATACCCGGACCATCCGGACCATCCGGACGCATATCAATTGTAAAATAATTACCGATGGTTCCTCTACCTTGAGCCGAAACCGCAGCGGGATTCATCTGCGTGCGTGCGGTCGCCCATGTTTCAACAATAACATCTGTTGTTCCATTATCACATAATTGTCTCTGTCTTGCAATAACGTGTCCTGGAACATTTGCGATTGCTGTATGAACATTTGTATGTCCAGCTCTACCTTGTCCTAAATTTGCAGAACCCTCAACTCCCAATGGACCTTGCGCGAGTGGTTCGCTTTTAAAAATGGTTGCACCCGTCTCATTTTCACGACTTATTTTTCCCAATAAAGACATAGACATATCACCAGAAGTTGCTATTACTGGAGCAGTTTGATTAAGTTTCCATTTTTTAAATCCACTATTTGATTTTATTTTTTTCTCAAATTGTTTTTGGGGTAAATTTGAAAACGTCGATGTTATATATTCCTCATACTGACTTCGTGCATCATTTTTTTTAACAACATTGCTAGAATCAATGCCCCTTCTTGACAAAAATTGTTCTCCGCGTTTTTCCGATATTTCCGATATTATTTTCGATTGCGTTTCTGCTTTTTTTTGTTCATTGATACTACGTGTTTTACCGCTTGTTCTCTTATTAACCATAAAATAATATCAATAATATAAAATATTCAATGTTATATTATTACTAGATTTTAGAAATGGGTCTATTCATCCCTCAAAATTCGTAACAATAAAATTCTCTAAATAATCCTCGCGAAAGACTTCTCGCCGTCTCTCATGTTTCTTGGTAAATACATAAGAATCCTCCGCCTTTTTTACCGTCCAGCCTCTCTCGATCGCATTAAAAATAAAAATCATCTTTTGCATTTTGGTGGGCGAAATATTGCCCGATGAAACGACCACTTTTTCAGGCATCTTATAATAGATATCTTTGTAAAATCGCCATTTTTACCGAATAATCATCGAATAATGATGAAATTTATATTTTTCCAAGAAAAGGATATTAATCTTTACAGCGAATCCATTCTAAATCCCTTCCCTCAAAATGTCCAAGATAATATCATCTCTCGATGAAAAACATACAGATATGTTAAACCAATTTCATGAAATCGAAACCACCATTATTCCTAAAATTCTCCAAGATATAGAACAACTAAAGGCCCAACGCCGATCCCTTACCAAAGATCAAATCGACCTCTATATGGATATTCGCGACCAAATCTTGGCTAAAAAGGCCGAAATTCGGGACCTCCAATCCAAGAAAAAGAGATATCTCTTGGATAATTCCCGATATATATTCGACTATTTCGAGCAAAAGAAACACATTTCGGCGGGGGGAGAAGCGGGAAATCAAAACGTCAATGTTCTCAACTCTTTTTTCAAAATTCAGACACCACACCCAAACAATCGATCCATCGGTGCGTCAGAATCGCAATCCACCAAAAAAATCGACACCGAAAAATATGCCCAATCGAAAAAATTCTACCAAGAATATTGGCGAAATGTCAATAATGAATTCACTAATCCCCAAGATTATTATATTTCTGCCGCCGACGTCTGTCAAAGTTGTCATCGTGGTGAATTGGTTCCCCAAGACGAAGAAGGAATATTGATATGTAACAATAACCAGTGTGGCAAATTCGTAACCTATATTGTGGATAATGCCAAACCCAATAACAAAGAGCCCCCCAATGAGGTATCTTATACGGCCTATATTCGTCTCAACCATTTCAAGGAAATCCTCTCACAATTTCAGGCCAAAGAAACCACCCAGATTCCCGACGAAGTCATCGATGCGATCAAGGCCCGTATCAAGAAGGAACGTATTACCGACATGTCCAAGATTAATTACGAAAAAATGCGCGAAATATTGCGGAAATTGGGGCTAAACAAATATTTCGAACATATCCAATACATCAATTCGATTTTCGGAATCAAGCCGCCCATTATGAGCGAGGAATTACACGAAACGCTGTGTGTTCTTTTTATTGAGATTCAGAAACCATGGGCACTTCATTGCCCCGCTGATCGGACGAACTTTTTCAATTATACATATACGCTGTATCAATTGTGTGTTTTACTGGATCAGACACAATATTTGCCTTATATTCCATTGATGAAGGATGTGGAAAAACAGCGGCAATCGGATTTGGTATGGAAAAAAGTATGTCAGGATTTGGATTGGGAATTTTTCCCGAGTGTATAGATTATGATTAGTTAGATATGGTTTTATTTCCAAAGTATAAAATAAATTATCTATAAAACAATTTATTTTATTAGTATAACAACTAAAATTTTACAGTTTTATTGAAAAAATATGGGTATGTAGTGTGGTGTGGGAAACAACTTATAACCCCCCAGGGAAACCGACCAAGTTGGCACCGATACCGAATCCAGCACCACCACGAGCGGAAGCACTCATAGATGGAACAAACACATCGAGAACACTAAATGTAGCGGCGGCGGTCAAAGCAATAATAATAACCTCCTCCAATTTGAGGGATTGTTTGGGGATGGCATAGGCGGCAATAGCAACCATAATACCCTCCACCAAGTATTTAATAGCTCTCTTGATAAACTCTGTGAAATCAAATCCGGCAGGCATTTTTGTTAAATATATTATACCCTACGAAAAAAATCAAAGAAAAATCAAAGAAAAATCAATATAATATTCTCCTCTAAAAATACTTAAACGATCTTGGACATTTATTCCTAAATGTCGAAAACAAGTTTTGAACGTAAAAATCTCCCCAATGGGAAACCGAATCCTAAATATATCGATGTCCTAGAGGAGGACGATCCCATCGCCGGTCAAAAATTCGCATGCATGTCTTTCATTTCTCCCGAAAAAATCTTACAAAAGCGCGAGACCTATTTGTTCGACCAATTCGTCCAACAATGGGACTTCAATAAGTCCATGACAAAATTCTTGGATTTTGTCCATTTTATCAGTTACAAATACAACTTAAATGTGGAAAAAGTCATCACCGATCTCAATGAATTCTCCAACGAGGAGGAGACCAGGTTGAAGGCATCATCCACCAAGGACGATTTCGCCACATTCTTGGATAAGAACGAAACGCGTTTGAACGAGCTCTTCCAAAAGGAAAATTCATTCCAAACTTCGACACGTGGTCTCAAGATTCGCGGCGTCTTCTCCACACAAGAGGAGGCAGAGATGCGATGTAAGAAATTGAGGGAGGGTGATCCTAATCACGATATTTTCGTCGGGCCCGTGGGTATCTGGGTTCCCTGGGACCCCGATGCCTACAAGACGGGTCGTATCGAATTCATGGAGGAGGAGCTCAACCAGCTTCATAGTGAGAAAATCAAGAATGAGAAGAAGGCCAAGGAAGAATTCGAACGTCGTGTCAAAGAGACCAAGCGCAAGGCAATTGATGATAATATCAAGTTGGCGGAGAAATCGGGTAATGTTTTGACACAAACCATCAACGAGGATGGAAACTTGATCGGTGTCCGCGAAACCGTGGATTTCGAGAGTCGCGAGGTAGCTGAAACGAAGAAGGGTGATGCGGCGGACATTCGCAGTGAGTTTTTGACCGAATCTGGATCTGAACCCACTGCATAATAATAAACCGATTTATCTGGTAAAAATATATTGACATTAGTATATATACTTCTATAATAATGTCAGCTACAACCGTTTTTAGTAGAACATCCGCAAAAAATAATCTTTTACAAGATGATCGATATATAGCAAAACAATCTTCAAATCGACGAGCTCTGCAAGCACTTGGTTATACATTATCCTCGTGTTCTGTCCCGGCAACTGCATTTACCTATACTCCTCCTGCAAATGTCACGAGTGCATCCAATCCTAACAGTAGTAGTATAGCAAAATTAAACGCGCAAAAGATGGATCGATATACCGCTACACAAACATCGAATCGAAATGCTTTACAAGCACTCGCTAATACAATTGGTGGATGTCCAGGTCCCATTCGTAACTATACTACACCTATTGTTCCCTGTGCCAATCAAAGTTTATTTGTGTAATGGGGCAATCAAAATGTCTTTTCACAATGGATACAATATCGTATTGACATAGAACTTTCCGGTGAAATATCGACCAAATCATCGACCACATAATGACGGCAATTTTTTTCCAAATATTCATTGATCAATGTCAAAATGCGATTCCACTCCGTATTTCTTTTATCCCTCGATATCGTTTCTAATGATGATTTTGCATGAACCATCATTCGAATTTGTGACTCATCTTCACTAGACATAGTCTTAGACATGGTTCCTGGATTATCGAGCACTTGATCCATTCTATGATATAAGGATGCATATATACCCTTATATCATTTTACAATACGTTCGTAGATATACTTTAGCCTTTTAGATTCTGTATTCTCTTCTAGACGATTCCTTAAGGTCTATTCGTGCATAAATACATTTATGCACGAGTCTGTTTGGATATAGGTCTCTCAAAGAGGGTGGGTGTTTTGTATCCAT